TCACTTAAAATTGTGAATTTAGAACGCAGGAATGACCGCAAGATGCGCATAGTCAACGAGCTGCACAAATCAGGTGTATTGGATCATGAAATGGAGTTCATAAAGGCCACGGACGGCAGTGCCTTGCACCCCACCACCGAACTCGCGCGCTTGTTTAGAGGCAATGATTTCGGGAACCGTCGCGGCGTGATTGGGTGCGCGCTCACGCATTACGGACTTTGGAAACGGTTGTTGAAAGATGATGCGTGCGAGTTTTACATCATCGTGGAAGATGATTTCACGTGCCGGCCGGATTTTAAATCTCGGATGGAATCGTTGTTTAATGCATTTGCCCAACACGATGTGCTGATGTTGGGGTATTCCATGTTTCAGCATGCCCGCGATAAAGTGAAACACCTGTACGAGTCCGATGCACCGGTTATAGCGATTAGGCCATTGGACAAGAAATTATACATTGGAGGAACATTTGGATATTCAATTAATAAACGCGGGGCGGCGCGGTTGGTGAATTACATTGAGAAGAACGGAATACGGCACGGCATTGATTACCTGATTAAAATCATACCCGAATTAAATGCGGCCGAATGCCAGCCGCAATTGGTGTTTTCTGATTGGAATGAGGGCGGAGCCCCAATTGATTCCGACATTCAGAATATTGGAGACAGCATTGATTTTTCGCAGGTCCTAATCGGGCCCATTCGCATAAAAATGATGTGCAATTGGTGCGACAGCCGACAATTGTGCAAAGAGTGGTCCAATATGTGTGAAGACCCGGTCGCCATGCGGTGGAAAAATTTGGAACTCGTGTGGGACGATGCAGATAATGATGCAGATTATTTCGTGATTGTAAACTCACCGCCGCGGGGTGCGCGCTATGACCCGTCGCGAACTATAGTATTTCAAATGGAGCCGTGGGTGCATGACGCCTCCAAGCGATGGGGAGTGAAAACATGGGGCGCTTGGGCGGAACCATCTCCCGCCAAATTCATGGCCGTGCGAGGACGAAAAACGCCAGGCTGTCACAACAACGCCTTTTGGCAATTGGAACTCACGCTGCAGCAGTTGAAAACAATGGTGATGGATAAAAACGAAGGCACGCCAATGTCGTGTGTGTGCAGTTCCAAATATTTTGATGAAGGGCACATTGCGCGCATTGATTTCTTGAAATTTTTAGAAACAAAAAATGTAAAGATGGACATATTCTCTCAGAACAACTCCTTGAAATTCAAAAATTATGTGGGTGCAGTGTCGCCCTACGTGAATAAAAGCGCCGGCATTGCAACTTACAAATATTATTTCATGGTTGAAAACAATTACGAAGAAGATTTCATAACAGAAAAAATATGGGAGCCGATATTGTGCGAATGTTTGACGTTTTATTACGGGTGCCCCAATGTGTCGGACTACATTGACCCGCGCGCATACGTGCAATTGGACATGGCCGACTTTGAAGGTTCTTACCGCACCATACAAACCGCAATTGAAGAAGACTGGTGGTCGCAGCGCATAGCCATCATTCGCCAAGAAAAACAGAAAATATTGAATGAACTGGCATTTTTTCCCACGGTTGAGCGCATCGTGCTCATGGACCAGGCCAATAGGCAATGATGCCAGTGGGACCGCCAGTGGAACCACCTGGTTCAATCTCGGTCAGCGTGAGCGACATTGCATCTTGGTCAACTTGGATCGACGTTGCGCCGGCAGCTGAATCTACCATTTGCCAAATGCGACAAACCCCTGTTGGGCCTGCTGCGCTGAATGTCCTCAAATCCACGTAGTCGTTCACGGTTGCAGTTATGTAAGTGCCGGTGCTTCCAGCGCCATTATCAAATGTGCTCGGGTTCATGACGCATCCACCCACCGTGCTGTTTACAATGACCGGCGTGTAGGTTGTGGCCCCGTCCCAGAAGTCAATGTAACTGGCACTTAATCCCAATGCTCCCCCATCCCCGCTTTGTATTTTTTCATTCAACGTCCAATTAATCGCATACCATGTTCCCGTTATTCCGAGCACGCTGAACTCATATGTTTTGTAAAATGCATTGTCAAAATAGAATTGAATTGTGGCATTCACGGTGTAAAACGAGTAATTAATGGCTCCGAAACCAGACGGGCCAGTTGGGCCCAATCCGGTGTCGCCGGTGGGTCCAGTGTCGCCTGTGTCCCCTTGAAATCCGGATCCGCTCGTGTCTCCTGTCGGGCCAGTGGGTCCAGTAGGTCCACCTGGTGTGCCAGTTGGTCCAACAATCCCTTGCATCCCGGGGTCACCCGGGGTGCCTGATCCGGTGGGACCTGGTGGGCCCGTGGGTCCCGGAGGCCCTGACCCACCTGGTGGGCCCGTGGGTCCATTGGGTCCAGTTGGGCCCGTGGCCCCTGGTGGGGCTGCTGGTCCCTGTGGTCCATCGGGTCCAGTTGGACCTTGCACTTGTTCTCCAGCGGGTCCAGTGGGTCCAGTGGGACCCGTGCCGCCAGTGGGACCTGTGTCGCCGGTGGGACCTTGAAATCCAGTGGGCCCAAGATCTCCGGTGGGTCCGGTCGGACCCGTTGGTCCCGTGTCGCCGGTTGGTCCCGTATCACCAGTGGGTCCTGTGTTGCCGGCGGGTCCAGCAACATTTGATCCTGTATCGCCCGTGGGCCCGATTGGACCAGTTTCACCAGCGGTTGAAGGACCGGCTGGACCCACTGGACCCACTGGGCCGGTTGTGCCCGCTGGACCAGTTGGACCCGCTGGACCCGCTGGACCGGTTGGACCCGTGCCACCTGGAACAGTTGCAGTTGAAATCATGCAACATTTGGTTGCACTTAAATATTGTTTATAGGATGAATACATGCAACCTTAATGAAATGCTATATTATTATTAACGAATATAATAATATAATGTGAATTAATTTGTCATGAACGATGTGACCGATTATCATGTCCCCGTTATGGCGGTTGGACCGGTTGTGCTAATGAATACCATGTTCAATGACATTTTGTATGAATTGATGGTTGTGTTTCCAACGGACCCCGCGGCCGCGATTTGATACAAAGTGCAAACAATGGCTGGGTTCATTTGTGTAATATTGACGTAGTCGTTTACATGAACGGTTTGATTGTAAATCAAACTTGGGCTAGTAATTGCCTTATTCATTGCGCATCCGCCATTTGCAAGATTCACGACGATGGGAGTGTATATATTTGAGCCTGAAGCAAAATCAATGTACACGGACGATGCAGTCCCCGTGGAACCCACTGTTTCATTCAACGTCCAATTGATGGCGTAATTTCCAGTCGGTGCTGAAATCATGTCATTCAATGTTGCGAAGCTGATCGTTGAAAATCCCGCGTCAGAATATGTGCCCGTTGTCCCCGGTACATTTGTGCTCGTAATTTCAAAATAATAACTTGGAAGAGCGGCTCCGCGCGAACCAGTCGGTCCATCTGGACCAGTGGGGCCTTGAGGGCCGGTCGGACCAATCGGACCTGACTGCGGGTCTCCAGTTGGTCCTGTGTCCCCGGTGGGTCCTTCAAATCCCGACTCAGGGTTTCCTGAGGGTCCCGTGGGCCCATCCGGTCCTGGTGGTCCCGATGGACCTGGATTTGTGTCATCGGGACCGGGGGGTCCAGCGGCGCCGGTCGGGCCCGTGTCGCCGACAGGACCCTCCACGCTTCCTCCCGGAGGGCCCGTGTCGCCGTCAATTGAATTTCCAACTGGACCGGTGGGACCGGTTGGGCCAATGGGCCCAGCGGGACCAATGTCGCCGGTGGGCCCCGTGTCTCCAGTGGGACCGGCTGGACCAGTAGGCGATTCTCCCGAGGGGCCGGTCGGGCCTGGTGTTGTTCCTGTGGGACCAGTGGGGCCGATGGGACCCGTGTCTCCAGTGGGTCCAGTGGGACCGATTGGACCTGCAATGCCGTCGGGACCAGTTGGGCCGACACCCGTCGGACCTGTATCACCGGTGGGGCCAGTGGGGCCAGTGTTTCCGATTCCAAGTCCAGCTGGACCGGTGACACCAGTGGAGCCAGTGGGACCGGTTCCAAGTCCAGCAGGTCCAGCGGCTCCAGCGGGTCCAGCGGGGCCCGTGGGACCGATGCATGTGTTTTTTCTGGGTTCGGCTGAAGTAACCTTTTCACATAAATCAGAATAGGACATGTATTGTGCTTATGTATTTATATAATCCATATAATTTTATTTTGATTGTGTGCTGTTCGGGAAATTCGTAGCAACTAAGATGACCCCTCTAAATGTGCCATGATCTTGTCATGATTGGCATTCATGCGCTGTTCCAGTTCAATCAATTTTTCATACACTTGTTGCAGTGCGATTGATGAGTCCGGGCGTGGTTGCAATTGGATTGGCTTAAATTTTGACAAAATGGAATGCGTTTCTTCAACGTTTTCACCATTGCTTTCATCATTATTGCCAAATTCATTCGTTGTGTATTCGGGCTCAAATTGTTCCATTTCATGTTCTTCCACTACATTCATCATGTTTGAAAACGTGTTTGAAAACGACACTGATTTTTTTACAGGAATTGTTGTTGCTGTTGCTGTGGTTGTTGCTGTTGCTGTTGCTGTTGCTGTGGTTGTTGCTGTTGCTATTACTGATGAGTTTGAGGTGCCAATCCACTGCTGCGCCTTTTTGATGTCCTCGGGTTTCAGCTGCACCAGCTCCCGCTCGCGGGCCGCCAGCTCCTGGGCAATGAGCCGCGACATTTCGTCGCCAATCGGCTTGTCTTCGTCAGCTGCGGTGTCCATGAAACTGACATCAGTCGGTTTTTTCAACGTGAGGAACGAGTCCATCTCCGCCTGCTTCTCTCGCAGCTGGCGTTCAAACTCGTTCGCGCGCTCGGTTTTTAGGTCATCCGCCCGATACACCACCTCTATTTTCTTTTTTTTGTTTGCATTATTTGCATTGTTTGGATTGGTTGCATTTGGCGTGTTTGCATTTGCGTTGGCCGAGCGCAGCACCTGCATGAATTCGCGGATGATGTGCTTGTTCGTGTCGCTCAAAGACATGGAGGACCGGGCGGCTTGCTGCACCACCCGGTCAAATGCCGACTGCACGGGCTGAAACTGGTCCATGGTTAAACCCGCAAATGCGCCGGATTCTTGGAGCGTGGTCCAGAGCAGCTCCTTGTTTTTCACGCTGTCTGCAACATGGGAACTGGATTGCGTTGATTGCATTGGTTGCATTGGTTGCATTAATGATGTGGATGTGTATTTGTGCAACCATGTGTTTAAATTTTTATATGCATTTCAATGTTTAAATTCAATTAAAGACATACGCTTGAATTGAATAGAGAATGAACGAGAAAGAAGACAACCAGGACAACGCAGACAACGCAGACAACCCAGACAATCCAGACAACACAGACAACCCAGACAACCACGAGAAGAGCAACGGCATCATTGTGTGCGGGGTGTGCAAAAACGTGATCGGCACGCTGCCCGTGATCCGCGCGGCGTTTGAGGATCTCGTCAGCAAAGCAGGGGTGCCGTGCTGGGCTGTATTCTACGAAAACAACTCGGACGACGGAACCGATGCCGAGTTAATGAAATGGGCATCCGAAGCACCGGGCCAAGTGCGAGTGCAGTGCGACAAATTCACGCAAGAGGAGGAGCTGCGCCGGTGCGCGGCACGCACGTACGACAATCAACCCTGTCGCATGGAACGCATTGCGCATGCGCGCAACAAACTGCTGGATATGCTTGTTGGGGAACTACCGGGGAACCAAGGTTCCCCGCACCCCTCCTTCCGCACCCCTCCTTCAGGGGACGCAAAGGCCTGTCCCGTTGGGGGTGCGGGGGGCAAAGCCCCCCGGTATGTCGTGATGATTGACATGGACAACCCCGTGCCGTTCCCGGCGGACGCCGTGCTGCGCTGCATTGCGCGCGACCCCGACGGGTTTGACGCGCTCGTGTGCAACGGCCTGAACCCGTTTGGCTACATGTACGACACATACGCGTACCGCGACGCACAGTTTCCGTTTGGTCCCGAAATCATGCGCGAGGCGTTTTGGTCGGGGCAACACCAGTGCTACGTGCAAACCGCCGTGCACAACAAGACGCTGTTTCACAACCGACAAATCAAGCAAAATCCGGCGCGGCTGCCCTACATTCCCGTCGCATCGGGGTTCAACGGCCTGTGCATCTTTCGGCGCGAGGCGCTTATGGGCCTAAGATACTCCGCAGCCCCCACCCCCGAAATGAACGCGGAGTACCAAGCGATGAATTGCATCCCCCCTCTTGCGAAAAATGCGAACACGCATTTAAACGGCGGATCGGTCGGCATTTACCTGTTTCCCAAAACTAAAAACAATGATACAAATGACAAGGGCATCTTCTACTTCCACAACTCGGGCTACAACTTCCCGGTGGTGTGCGAACACGTGCCGTTCTTTGCGGCCATGCGTGCTAATAATCGGCGGCGCATCTACCTGTGCACCGACTTGGTGTGGAACTGGATTTGATTTTTTTCAATGATAAGTGTATGTTAAAATGTGTTTTGTAGCATTGCATCCAAGCACATGTTATGTTGCATTATGACATATATATTTATTTATTTTAAACAAATGAATGAAACCGAACTATAACAACACCTGACCCACATCCGCCTCCACGACCATCAAACACGAGCAGCAGGTCGGTTTTGTCGTGCGCGTAAGTCAGCGCTTTCGTGCGGTTGTGCGCAAAATTGACCCACTCGTCGCAGTGCAGCTCGCCTGCAATGCCCTCGGTTGCGAAAAATTCCTGGATAATCTCGCGGGTTGCATCGGCGGACCCCGGCAAATGACCCAATAATCAAACCGGATCTTGGAACACAGCATGGCCAGCGTTCGGCGAATGATGTGCGCCTCGTCCTTCACGATCATGTTCAAACACACGGTCAATGATGATTGCATGGTATATGGATTACTATGTCATGCAACTTATGAATTTATGGATTTAAATGCTTTTGATTGGCAAATTGATTTTTCAGGGGTCGGATCATGATGACAGATATGTAATTTGGACATAACCATGCCCAGAGTTGTATCCATTTACGGTCATGGTTGTGCCGTCCAATATGTACGAACCGCCACCGCCACCGGAAGTCGCAAAAAAATGAGCGGGGTTGCTCGGGTTTATAAGATAATTAAACGCACTAAAAAATTGTCCGCCACCACCGCCACCAGAATATCCACCTCCGCCACCACCGCTGCCTTCTTGTCCTGATAGTGTTCCTTTACGTACTTCTCCTGATCCTCCTCCTCCGAATCCACCAGCTGTGGATACGGAAGTAGAAGGGCCCCCAAGCCCGCCATTTGTAAATGATAATCCCCCATTAGATGACCCATTTCCGATTAATCCACCACCACCACCACTGTCCCCACGTCCATCACCACCACCACCACTGTTGCCGCCTGAGCCACCAAGGATGCCCTTATTCTGCGCGACGTTATAAGTACTTCCATGACCTGACATTCCGTCCTGAGCATTGTTTGCATTGCTCGCTGAATTGCAGCCGCCACCTCCTCTTCCACCACCCCCACCAGCAACAATGATTGGTGTTTGGGTTCCTCTCACAACAAAAGTTCCACCTGCTCCACCTGCTCCATTTGCCTGCGTCAGAATTGGTTGCTGTCCCACCAAAATCTTAATAACTTCCCCCCTTGTAAGTGTCGTAGTTATAGTTATGTCCATGCCTGTTTGATGTTGATTCATTGCATTTGTTCCAGTACTGCTGTTGTATGGAACCCCCGCCCCCACCGCCCGAATCGTGTAACTCCCCGTCACCGGCACCGTCCATAATTGAATACCATCATCACTTGTCATATTCACATGCGACGATGCCCAAGTTGCACCCGCATTTGCATACGCGGTTCTCACGGCAGATAATGTTGGACCCGTTCTTCCAGATACATCTGCAGTCGTAAATGTGTGCGACGTGTATGCATAAATACCCCAAACCGGGCTATTTTGTGCCGTAAGAGCCGAGCCAGAGCTGAACCCAGTGGGAGGTTTGGGGGTCACGCTTGCGACGTTCCATCCACTGATGTTTTGGTTGAATGCAGTTGCACCATAAAACATGTGGTTCATGTTGGTAACCGCACCAGTGTTCCATGCACCAATGGGTTGGTTGAATGCAGTGGCGGTACCGAACATGCCACTCATGTTCGTAACAGCCCCCGTGTTCCATGCACTGATGTCTTGGTTGAACGCAGTTGCACTGTAAAACATTTGGGTCATGTTATTAACATTTGAGGTGTTCCATGATCCTATATTTTGATTGAACGTTGAATTGCGAAACATGTCATTCATCATGGTGACGCTTGATGTGTTCCACGCACCAATGGGTTGGTTGAATGATGCTGAATTATAAAACATGAACGTCATGTCCGTAACAGCCCCCGTGTTCCATGCACTGATGTTTTGGTTGAAATTAGTAGCACTGGTAAACATGAAGTTCATGTTTGTAACAGCCACCGTGTTCCATGCTCCAATCGGCTGGTTGAACGCAGTGGCGGCACCGAACATGCCACGCATGTTGGTGACTTTTGATGTGTTCCATGCACTGATGTCTTGGTTGAACGCAGTTGCACTGTAAAACAGTTGGGTCATGTTATTAACATTTGATGTGTCCCACGAAGCAATCGGCGAATTGAATGCATCGACGTTATCAAACATATAGGACATATCGGTCATGAGGGTCGTCACGATGTTGTTGAACGGCACGGCCGCTGACTGACCAGGTGGAACAAACGGCCCGCTAGTGCCGCTGGCATAGTTGGAAATCGCCGCCTTCATGCCTTGCTTCACCACCGCGAACCATTCTACACCGGTTCCTCGGGGGTTGGCTTGAATGAACAGGGGTGCCGACGTTGGAACATCGGCGGCGTTGCCGGTGTATGAAACAGTTACGGTGTTGGTGGTGTCCAATGAGATAAACGGCAAGAGCAATGCGGGTGCCGACACAGTGGGCAAAGCCGGAGCCAACTTGTACGGCGTATCCAGAGCAACGATGCTGACCGCCGTTTTGGTGGCTTCATAGAAGGCGAGGTCGCCCACGTAGGCCACCGTGAACGCATATTGGTTGCTTGAATTTAACACCATGTTGTTAATAGTGGTGGTGGGATTTCCTGGGCCGCCCGTCACGGAGACGCTCTTCTGGTCTTTGTCAAACTGCACCGTGATCACGTGGTTGGCCTTGTTGATTGCACCCCCGGCATCGTATTCAAACCCGATGACGCTGCTGACAAGCGTCGGGTTGGCCAGACGCTTGAGTTTTTCGTTGATGGTGCCGTCCGCATTCGTCAGTCCCAGTCTAATGTAGAGGTTCTTGGTCCGATTCGTAATGTCTGTCAGGCTCACGCCGTTTGCCACCACGGTGTCGGGATTAACATTTCCGCCGCTGTTTTTCAGCGCGCTGACTTCTGCAACCAGCGTGTTAATCGTGTTGCCCAGTGCAGTGATTCCGATGCTCGCGGTATTGACGACAGTTGCAGCGGCCTTGGTGCTCACGATGGCCGACAGCAACGTGTAATCGGACTGATTCGCCCGTTGCGCCAACGCGGTGGAAAGCGCAGACACGTCCGTTGCGGCAGCCTTGTTGGCCAGCACGGCGGTGATGGACCCCGCCAAGTTGTTTTGGTTGTTCAATGCCGCGCCAAGTTCGGCAAGCGTGTCCAACGTCGCCGGTGCGCCGCCGAGAATGTTGGAGATTTGCGCACTCAAATACACGGCGGTGGTTTTCAGCGCCGCAGCCGACGACACGGCGGCAATGGTCCCGGAGGCTGCATCAATCGCGGTTTGCATGGCCGCGGCCGACACCGACAGCACCGACTCAACCGACGAAATGGCCGCCGTGCGGTTCGCGATTTCGGTGGAAAGACCCGCGCTCAACCCACCGTTTGCAGCAGCCAATGCGGAATTCGCCGCGCTGAGGGACGTGGAAAATGACAAGAGCGACACCGCGCGATTGGTCAATTCGGCGGAGATTGCACTCCTCAACGCAGGGGTGGTTGCGGCAAGAGACGCTGACGCGGTTTCAAGCCCGGTTCCAACCGTTGCGATGGACGTGGAGCGAACGCTGATTTCCGCGGCCAGGCTTGCGGAACGCGCTCCAGTTGCGGCGGTGAAATCGGTCATTGCGTTGGCCAGCGAAACCGACACTGATACAACGGATGCCCCGCGAGTGCTGGCTTCGGCCGACAACCCGGCGCTGATGCTCGCATCGGCCACCGAAAGCGACACAACCGCGTAGCTCAGCGCCGACGTCACCGACGTCATTGCACTCGTGCGATTGACGACTTCTTGAGAGAGCGCATTGGAGGCGGTCGCGACGACCGCAGCTACGCTTGCCACCTGCGCCAGACTGGGGTTGCTGTTCAATTCAGACGCAATTTTTTGCAACGTGTTCAGACTGTCGGGTGCGCTTCCCTTTATGGCAGACAACTCGGCGTTCAAGGTGCTGGTCGCCGCATATATTTCGGCGGAGATTGCGGTGGAAAGCGCGGACGCAGCGACGGTCAATGACGGCACCGCCACGCCCAACCCCGTTGAAATGGACTCCACCTGACTTGTGCGCACCAAGATTTCCGCAGAAATGGCGGTGCTCAGCGCGACATTGGACCCGTCTAGCTCTGCGACCACGCCGGTCGCATAAACGGACACGGACGAGTTCGCGGTCTCTCGGGCGGTTATTTCCGCCAGTATGCCCGCATTCAGCACGGAGTTCGCGAGAGTGATTGGATTTGCGGCCGTCATCACGGACGCGCTCAACAAAGCGGTGTCGTTGCCCAATGCGGTGGTTTCGGCACTCACCGCGGCCGACAGTGTTCGGATGTTTGTTTGCGCTTGGCTCGTCACGCCCGAAACAGACGCGGATAGCGAATCCCGCGCGGATCCAAGGCCGGTCGCTTCGGCGCTCAACGCCGTGCTGAGCGACGAGTCGACGGTCGTGAGGGATGCGGTGGCCGAGCTCAGGGCGCTGGAAAGCACCGACACGGAAGTACTGCGCGCGTTAGCCTCGGAGGAAATGCCGGTGCTAAGGGCGGTGTCGGCCGCCCCCAATGACGCCCCCGCGGTGCTCGTGGCTTGAGACAGGGAGGCACCCGCCGACGCGCGGCTGCTCGTTTCGGTGCTCAACGCCGTACTCAGCGTGGAGTCGGCGAGCGTGAGGGATGCGGTGGCCGAGCCGAGGGTGCTGGACAGCGCCGATGTGGAAATGCTGCGCGCGCGAACCTCGGTGGAAATGCCGGTGCTAAGGGCGGTGTCGGCCGCGCCCAATGACGCCGCCGCGGTGCTCGTGGCTTGAGACAGGGAGGCAACACCCGACCCGCGGCTGCTCGTTTCGGCGCTTAACGCCGTGCTTAGCGTGGAGTCGGCAAGCGCCAGGGATGCGGTGGCCAAGCTCAAGCCGATGGAAAGCGACGTTGTTGCCGAATTGCACGCCCCGGTTTCCGCAATGAGAGAGGCCGACAACACGGAATTCCCGTCAATGACGGCCGATGCAAAGTCGGGGTCGTTCTCAATGGCGGTCGTGAGTGCCAGCAGCGTGCTCATCGTGGCAGTCATCTCGCCGGCCAGCGCGATGACATTGGAAGTGACATGGGCTTCCGTGGCAAAGACGTCGGTGTTGTGTTTGGGTTGGGTCGTGAAGTCCCACTGACCCGCGGTGGTCGTGCTTCCCGAAAACGTCATGTCGCCGGACACGTCAAGTTTGTTCGCAACCGTCATGTGCTGAATGGTTGCATCGGTTATGGTTGCGGCGGTTGCGTTTGCGGTGGAAATGGCGGCGGTCGTGAGGGCGGCCGTTGGAAAGGCGGCTGTCCCCGTCAGAATGGCGTTGTGTTTCGGTGCCTTAAGCAGGTGCAACGAATCGTCCGCAAGGTTCCGGGCGGTGATTTCTTGGTTCAACACCGCCGTCAGGTCGGACAAGTGGGAGATGACGTCCGAATTCACGACGCTTCCAATGACCACGTTTGTGATCAATCTGCAATTGTAAAACGCCATTTCCCCAATCGTGACAATGTTTTCGGGAATGGTCAGGGTCCCTTGAAGCGCGACCCCCATAAATGCTTTGTTTCCGATGCGGGTCAAATTAATCGGAAGAAATGTGGGCGAAAGCGGCGTGCTTGAAAAGGCCGTTTTGGATTCAAATGCAGACACGCCAATTTCGGTGATTTTGTATGCATTGGCCGAATTTCCGTTGCCATTGTACGTTATATTCGTGCCGCCATAAACGGTCGGGATTTGAGGGAACGTGCCCCAATTGACGAGAGATGTCGGGTATTTCGTGGGATTCACTCCAATAACGGAAAGCGTTTTGTCGGTGGCAGACAGCACAACATATGTGAAGTTGGTGTCCGTAACGGTTGTCATTTACACTTGTGTATTATACCATTTATTTATATAAAAATAAATGAAAAAAATAAAATAAACCAAGGGGGGGGTCCATTTTCATAAGTCCATCCAAATGCTAAATGCTGCCGCCGCGGTTAAAATACTCGTTGCGGAATTCCAGCATGTTGCTGTCAGGGATGCGACCACCCCGCATGAACTCCTCGGGCGTGCGCGTCCCTTCAACCAGATTCACAATCATGAAGAGCGAGTACATGCCGCACTCCGTGTTGCGTTTTTGGTGCTTCTTTCGGTTTTCGTGGTACTTGAACCGGATGCCCAGTGCGCGCCCTTGCTGCGACACCGTTTTTATAAATTCGCGAATCTCTTTTTGCGGGCGGTCGCCCGTGCTGTCAAAAAAGAAGATGTAATTGTCGCCGCTCTTCTTGCCGTGGTTGGAGCCGTTGTTAGAAGATCCCAGGTTGATGAACACCGACACCCAGTGCGCGCCATCTTCCGTGTGCGGGTCCGTGTTGAAAATTACGCCAATTTGGTGCGTGCCGGAATCCACGTATTTCTTCAGGCTGAAGTTGCAGAGCTCCTCCCACACGCACACGCCGGCCAACTTGGGCGCGCTGTAATCGCTCGGCGACGGTCCCAGAAACTCAAACGCGGGAAACTTGTTCTCGTACTGCTTCATCACGTTCTCAATCTCTTCGCTGCTTAACCACTCGTCGGGATTGCGGATCCACGACTTCGGCGCCTCCGGGGCAAACGTTGCATCGTCCGCAAATGCCACGCCGGTGATCTGCTTTAGCCAGCACGCCTCGTTGCGACACAAGCCCGTCATGCGGTCTTTCATCGCCGTCCAAATCTCTTTCGGGTCGTTCGTTTCAATGCGGACATCGGGGTGGCGCGCGTTCCAACCGTCTCTTAATTTGTGCAGCGTCTCATTGTCGTAGCACGTGAAGTAATTCTCTTGCACGGGGCCGCACTTCAGCCGTTCAAACTCCTTTGCCGGGGCTCGGCGGGTGCGGTGAGTTTTATTTTTATTGGGGGTGGGTCTGGATTTGGCCTTGGTTTTATGTTTAGGCGTGCGTTTGGCTCTAGTTTTAGGTTTCATTTCAAATCCCCAATGCAACCAATGCAACCAATGCAATATTAATAAATGGCAATGAATGGCAATAATGCAATTGTAATTACAGTATGCAAATAAATTATTTCATTCATTCATTTTGGGAATCATGGGGTGATTTGGATTTGTGCTTGGATGGTTTGGGCTTAAGGTCTTTCGTTTTAAATTTGGGGTCATCCAAATTGATTTCTTTCAGCTGAGGAACGGGCACGTGATTGCTGCGCGTTGATGCGGCCGGCGTGGTTTTTATCACATACGTGTCCAGCGTGGGCGTGTGCGACTTGTGCTTGTCAAATGATAGCAGTATCTCCAACTTTCGCTTGGACAATTGATCAAGCGCGCCATTGTTGCCATCGTTGCCATCGTTGCCATCGTTGCCATTGTTGCCATCGTTGCCATCGTTGCCATCGTTGCCATCATCGTCATCATCGCCATCGTCGTGGTCCGCGTGGTCAGCGGATTCTTCCACAATGGGCGGCAAATGCCCTATCGCAACGCACTCCGCGATGTGCTCCTCCTGCAGCGCGTCGTTCTTGTCCTTGTTCCTAAAATGCGTGATGCACGCTTTGGCAAACGCATCAAACGCCTGCAGCACAAAAATGTCGTTCGCCGTTTCGCCCTTCAGCAAGTCCCGCGCCATTTCCATGATCCGTTTTTTATAAAAACGCTTGGCTTTTTCAAACTTCCCGCTCAGGTCGGCTTCTTTCGCGCGCAGATAGCGCTCATACTGCGGCTGATTCACCATCAGGTCCAGCGTGACGTGATCCACTTGGTCTAAATTCAGGTTCATTGTGTAAAAATGATTTGCATATTGTGTGCAAATATGCAAATCTTGGGCATTTAGCGCGACAAGACGGGGGCCCGCTTAACATTGGTTATCGGCCGAATACACGTCCTTCAATAGCCGCGCCGACGGGTCTAATGCGCCGTCACAAAACGGGTGCCTCCAAAAATACGGGATGGTCTCGGCGCGCCCCCCTCCAGGAAAATGACGCTCAAACACGGTCCGGTAATAGTAGCTCTCCTTGTCGTACGGCGCGTTGTGCTTGAATTTTTGCAACTCATTTGCAAGGCCGACCTCCACATCGCTCACGCGCGTGATAACGTATTCTTGGATGATTTGCACCCAGGTGCGATCGTGCCCGCTCACGCCGTCGCTGAACGCTTCCTTTCGCCGCCACATGATGTCCTCCGGCAGCAGCCCCTCAAACGCCCGGCGCAACAAGTGCTTTTCCACGGCGTACTGCGTGCCTTCGCCGAACCGCTTCATCCACGGCGGCAGGCTCATCACAAATTCCAGGAACGTCTTGTCCGCAAAGGGCACGCGCGCCTCCAGTCCCGCCCCGCTAATACTCTTGTCCGACCGCAGCAGGTCAAAGCAGCGCACGTCCCGCACCATGCGCGCATTCTCCTTGGCAAACGCGTGGTCGCTGGGCGCTTTGGCGAACCCGCGATACGACCCGAAAATCTCATCGCTCATGTCGCCGCAAAAAATCACCACGTTGTCCGTGTTGTCGTAAATGTACTTGCTGACCAAGTAGTTGCCCACCGACGCGCGCACGGTGGTGGTGTCGTAGCTCTCAATCTGGCAAATGGTGGCGTCAATCGCGTCCAAAAACTGCTGCTCCGTCAGGCACACCTCGTGGTGCCGCGTGCCCAGGTGCTGGGCCACGCGCCGCGCCCACTTCAGATCCACCGACCCGTCCAGGCCAACCGCGTACGTGTTGACCACCGCGCCAGGGGCCATTGCGGCCATGTACTTGACCACCAGCGCGGTGACGATGGAACTGTCCAGCCCGCCCGACAGCAGGCAGCCCACGGGGCGCTCGCTCATCAGCCGCTTGCACACCGCCAATTCAAACAAGTTGCGCAGCAACACGCACGCGCGCATTTCCAATTGTGCGGGCGAAGCGTGGATGTCGTCATCCAAGGAGGCCGTGCCAAAATCGTAAATGTACGGCACGTCCTGGGTCTCGTCCAAGCGAAGGTCCGCGTAGTATGGTTGCAGCTGCGTGTCAAATTTGGTTGGGTTGGATTGTTCCAATTCGGTTCCGGTTCCGGTTCCGGTTTTAGACACGGTCATGTAGCATCCGCCGGGAAACTGTTCCACGTGGTCGCAGTGCTGCAGCGCCTTCATTTCGCTGGCAACCGAAATGTCGCACTCGTAGTCGCTGGAACTGCCGATGTAGAGCGACCGCACGCCAAACGGGTCGCGCGCAACGTGCACCAAGTTGTGCTCTCTGTCAATGAGAACCAGCGAAAACACGCCGTCCAACTCCTTTAGTGTGGCGCGCATGTCGCCGCCAAACAGCCGGTACAGATGAATGATGACCTCGCAGTCGGACCCGCTCACACACGTTAGTCCGTACTTTTCAATGAGCGCGAGATGGTTGTATATCTCGCCGTTGCAAACCAGTTCGCAGCCCATGATGTCAAACGGTTGATCGCCCGTGGCGGCTAGTCCGTTGATGGCAAGGCGATGAAACCCCATGCAGCGCTGCCCGTTCGCAGTCGCAACGAAGCGGCTGTTGTCGGGCCCCCGATGAGAGATTTTAGCAAAATTGGTCTGCAGGGTTTGCAGTTTGGACACGGGAATGCGCCTGCCTGAACCAAATTCAATGGTTTCGTAATAAAAAATGCCGCACATGGACCTTGAAAAGGTGGTGTCCGGTTTGATAAACAATGTGGTAAACAATGTGATGCACTCTTTAAATTATGTTCAAAAATATAAATATATTAAAAATATATTCACACAATACAAATACAAATACAAATACAAATACAAATACAAATACAAATACAAATACAAATACAATGCAGCACGACCCCTTTTACGGCGTGCCCCAAGGCGTGGCGTACTGCCAGCAGGAACGCACCGAAGAGTTGAGCCGTCGCATGCGGGATCGCAACATTCCGTCGACGCCGCTGCAACCGCAGCTGGGCGCACGTCCGGTTCTGTCCAAATACACGATCATGCCGATTTTGGACCAGCGCAAAGAAGCCACCGTCCCGCTCATGAATTACCCCGTGTATAACCCGGAACACGTGTTCAATCCGGGAAGCGCAGTGGCTCCGTGGTCCGGCTATGCCACCGCGGTCAATGTGGAATCCACGCTGCGCAACCAATTTTTCGCGTTGCAACGGTGCGAGCAGTCTGCATACGTGCCGTCGTCCAATAGCGACTTGTACAACGTGCGCATTGACTCGCGTCAGATTCAGCAAACCCATCCGCTGCTATTCCGAACCGAGAAGTTTGCACCCATGAACCCAGACTGCTTCAATTTAGCAAACCGCACATTCAACAATTCAACTCGCACCGAAATTAAGAACGTGGAATGAATTTTATATAAATTGTCATTGTATATCACAATCACCGCGAATACACCCCATTTAATACATGTCGGGTCCGTCGTCGTCGTGGACCAATCCATTTGAAGCGTTGGGTTCCAAGTCGGGATTAAATCCATTTGAAGCGTGGGGTTCCATGCCAGGACACGCTTCGTCGGGACACGCTTCGTCGGCACACGCTTCGTCGGCGTCCGGAGACGCCGGCGTGTCAATGTTGCCGACGACGTCGTCTTCCGTCGTGTACGACAGATTAAAGGCTCAAACATACATGTTTTTTTTGCACGGACTGACTGTGTCGGATGTTTATCATCCATATCCCACTGAATTTACAAACATAGATTATTTCGCTCCAAAAGGAACTTGCCCGGACCTGAGTCATGCGAACATGCTCCACGGGTTTAAAAGCACACAACAAATGACAGCCAACATGCATTTGTTTTTGTATGGATCAGAACAATGCGTTGCGGATGGAAAAACCGCCATGTTGCAGCCAATTTTATTTGCATCATGGGGCGCAGCACTGGTTGACGCCACCACTACTCACATTGGATTGTTTCGCTATGACTTTATGGGGACAAAAGATGATGATGATCGCATACATGACGTCAAAATGAAAAGACTAAAGACGTATGATGATTTTGATTCTGAAAAACTTTACACTTACAGCGAGTTATTTAAAATGGTGTCAGATTCGTTAAAACCAAAAATAAGGAGAGGGCAAACGATCAACCCCAACAAATTGCATATCATATTTTTTTGTTGCAGAAACCCATCCGCCCACGTGCCACCGCTGCAAATCACTCCACTCCCCCCTGGCGTGATCATATCATCGCCGACGTCAATTGATGCATCCATCCAATTGCTACCCAACATTAAACTATTGGAGTACTCCATGGCAGCCGGCCCTCCACGGACAACCCAACCATTGGGGTCGCATCCGGCAATGAAGAAGTACATGACTCATCAATCGTGCCTATTAAATTTATTTGCATTTTATGGAATTATACCATATGCTCAAGCAAATGTCATTGCATCAATGTTGGGTGCTCAACAAAGAACCAATTTAAAAACTAACGAGATTGTTGTGGCCGGTGAAAGTGTTAGATATTTTTTAAATGTAATTGATGGGTTCTTACTTCCGCGCGGGATTGAGAGACGCTACATTGTTGAACGAATGTCCGCACGGGATGGATTGCAAAAAATTTGGGACAACCTGCTGGCGGTCGGACAACCGCGGACACATCATGCGTGGTTCATCAAATTGTATCCATCCGAACTTAAACCTGGCACCCCTGACACGTTGAGTGAAATGGGACACTGGATCTCCTTCTGGATTAACCCGAATGGGGAAATGCATTTTGTGGATCCACAAGGGCTTCCTCTTCTTGGAGCCGGTTCAACATCCTTCGCCATGGCAAACACCGGCCCTGCGGTTGAATCTCAACCTGTGATGAAATTTTTGATCGACAACTATAGGACGGCCGACATTATCTACGTTTTAACCCCCAATGCACCCAACCCGAGTGCCAAGTATTTAACCGGCATTTTATACAGTCGCGATCAACTTGGCCGTGCCAGGCGGCTCCCACAAGGAGGACGCAAGAACTGGAGCAGAAAATGCAAGGCAACTGCAAATGCAAAAACGCGTTGCAAAAAACGCACTTAAAATTTATTATCAAAATCATTATCAAAATTATTTCATTTCATTGCAATTGCAATTGCATGTAATGAAATGACAATGGCGCACAGATGGCGCGCGCTTAAAGCGAAGCGAGAAGCCCGCTCACGTAGCCCGAGGTGTAGTAATACACCATGGCGAACACGACGGCGTGCACGAATGCAACCACGTGCTTGGATCCGTTGGGCGGGATGCGCAGCAGCACGTTGGGGCTGAGCACGTAGAACAAAAAGACAAGATAAAGGAAGCTGGAGAAGTTGAACATTTTGAAATGGCGGTTATATAATATAACACTGTGAAAAAAATGGATTGATTGCTTTGCTTAATGAAATGAATGCAATGCAATGGATTGGATCAACCCTTCTTTTTCATTGTTCTTGTTTTTGAATCAGGTTTATTGGCATGATCGTGCTGCTTCATTGTGGTTTGCAGCTTTAATGGAAGCGGTTTTGGGGCTTGGGGGGTGCCCTTAAAAAACTCATTCAGATGTTCCATTATTTTTTTGCTAATAATGCGGTCAATTTCTTGTTCCATCGGGTCTTTTGGAACGTGGGTTGCGCTAAACCGTTGCATGAAATTTGAGACGCGGTGGTGCAACTCGGGTGCCGCGGTGGTTGAACGCAGCACATGACTCTGCGAAAATCGGTCCATCAATGTTTGCACGCTGAGTTGATGCACGTAGGGTTTCACGTGGATGTAATACACCTGCCCGTGCTCCATGTGTGAGTGCATTTGGTCGTCCAAGAAGCACACTTCCACATTGGACGGCAGCTTGGTGCACCGCAGCAAATCTTCATACGTTTTGTCGTGCGTGGTGCGGCCCATTTCTATGATTTTCCCGTTCACTTTGAACGCCGCCACGATTTGGTCGAACAGCGGCGCGCCCAGTTTGGATTCCATGTATTTGATGATGTGTTCCACCCATGCGCGAGGGCCGTTGTTGTTGGTGTAAACCATGACCCCGCAGCATTCGTTTGCGTCTTTTTTCATTTTCAAAAATCGCAGGATGTCCAGGATGTTCGGTCGCAGGAATTCGGGGAATGCATCCATCAAATGGTTGAAGTGCGTGTATTGAGCTGCCGCGTCGTTGTTCCATGCCAGTTGGGTGAGCGCATCGCACAAAATGCCGAGCTCCACAAAATACCCGAGAGTTTCATCCACGTCAAGCACTACTATTTTTTTTTTCGGGATATTTGCCATCGTGTGATCCCCCCTTTTTTAAAATGCGAATGCGCACTAAATCAATTATAATAATTCAATATTTAAATTTGCAGGTTTATTTATGTCATTTTTTTGCAACACCCCATAATTAAAATATTTTATCCGGGTTTATTAGGACCCGGGTTTGGTTTTAGACATAATTAGACACAAGCACCATTATCGTATTTGTATTTGCATTTTAACACCAAACAAATAATACCAAATCACAACAAATCACACCAAATCACAGGAACATGAGCACATCGCGTTCCATGACCATGACAAAAACGGATTATGAGAAGATTCTCTCGTATTACAAACTGCCATTTGAGCATTTGAGCAACCGCGAGCTAAAACAAACGGCAGAAGATATTTTAGCAACCAAGTTGTGCAAATGCATCCAGGCCGTTGAGAAAAAGGTGGGCACTCAAAATGCGATTGGGCTATGCACTGCCAGCGTGTTTAGAAAAAAAGGGTTGAAATACTTTGACATGTCGTGCAAGGGACGAGCGCAATTGCAACCCCGCAAGGGACGAAGACTTGCCAAAACCCGTAAAAATATTATATTTGCAAAATGATAAGACCCTTCTATTCCGTGCATGGTGATTTTCTTCATTGCCGAATTGGCGCTGACAGTCGCATTCAAATTGAGCGCCTGGTGTTTAGGAAAAACGTATGACGGCATTGCGTACCTCGTCTCATCCAAACCCACTTCCAACGCATGCAATGACAACGACGACGTTAACGACACTGAATTCGTCGTCATTTCTCGTGCCGATTATCGGTCTCTAATGCATCATGCGTCCTCGTCGTCGTCCTCGTCGTCGTCCTCGTCGCTGTCCCCGTCGCTGTCCCCGTCATCATCCAAATAATCCATCGCGGCAAGAATGACGCGCTCTTGCTGGCTCAAGCGCTGAAAAATTATGACTTCGTCCATGATGACGTGAAACATGGCGGGACTGGGGTGTGTTTTGCACAGCAGATGCACCCCCTTTTGCCCGATTTTAATGTCGCAAATGATGGCCCCCCGCGCAAGACACAGGCGTTCCGGATTCTTCAAGTCAATCCAGCGGATGTAGGCTCCGTGCGTGAGCCCGTTCAAATCATCCACGTACCGATAATCTCTCAATTTGTGAGCGTAATCCGTAAAGGTGGCTGGGCTGAACCCCAGCTGCTGCAGTTGTCGCATGTTTTCTGCGCCGATTTTGCGCGTGGTCATCGTTGAAACCACCGCGTTGTTTTCATTGTCCAGCGCCTTTTCAAGCGACGCCATGTTCAGCGCAGCATTTGATTTCATTGATTGCGTTGCGTAGAAGGCATGCATAGTGTTTATATTTTTTATGCAAAATATAAACAATATAAACCGAACACCCCCAATTACTACAACCCCTCCATCATGTTTAGATTCATACGGAAATTTATTAAAAAAATAATGAATTCACCCATGAAAACGTGCGGATGCGATCATACTCCCGTCCATGACAATCCCGGGTCGTATTCGGAATTTTCAGATGCACGCATGATACCCCCCCTTCCTGCCGCTGCGGTTGTAGTTCCGGCTGCTGCTGCGCTTGTTCCTGCTGCTGCTGCTGCTGCGCTTGTTCCTGCTGCTGCTGCTGCTGCGCTTGTTCCTGCTGCTGCTGCTGCTGCTGCTGCTGCTGCTGCGCTTGTTCCGGCTGCTGCTGCCGCTCAGGTAGTTCCCGCTGCGCTTCCTGCCACAGATGATTTTGAATACGAGCATGAATTGGATGTGATCCATAAATGGAAAATGGCTGCAATGGACGACATTGTGCCACTGGTGGCAATGATTCGGCAACTGTATTTCTTCACGGAGCACAAAAAAAACACGCTTAGAACATACGAAACATGCACTGACGACATTCCAAACTACATTAGAAAAATATGGCGCCGTCCCGCACTTCATATTGACGTGTCGGACGTAGACGTTCACGACCGTCCGCAAATGTTCAACATGTATCGTCGTTTGCGCACTATGATCGGCATCTTCCGCATCAACGCATTCATAGTGCGGGTAGAGCACGCGTTTCACAACTCGCAAATTGTCTCGGAACATTTTGTGGTTTCAAAAATAATGAAACACACGACCAACCATGACATGGTGGTCGGATGCGGAATTGATCCAGTTCATCACATTGTTTTGCCGGTGCAAGTGCATTTGAATAGCATCTGCAAAATACCGGCCAGCGTGCGCACCATGTTTCATCACATTTCGTACAGCATACAGCCCATCGTGCGCCATTCTCAAACGCTGGACACGTGGTTCAAACACGCGAACGCGTCGCCCACGAATGAGCAAATCATGCGGCTGTGCATTCAAATGGCGGAAGCGATCGCGTATTTGCACGCGTCAAACATTGTGCACGGGGACATCAAGCCCGGAAACACGTTGATAAAAATAACTCCCTGCTGCGCCAATTCGGGCCATGATCGCGTGTCTGGGTCCGATTCAAGCGATTCCACCCGGTCTTCCGATTCTGACGCAGAATGGAAGAGGCCGTCGCCGTCGTTGTCGCTCTATTTGATTGATTTCGGAATGTCGGGCAGTCCGGGACACACTGATGGAACCGGTGGGACCAAGCCGTTTTGCGCCCCTGAAACGGGAAACGGGTTCAACCCCTCCATTGACATGGACACCTACAGCTGGACAAAAATTCAAAAGCATCACGACGTGTGGTCGTTTGCGCTAATGTTTTTCATGATGATCGTGTTGCGCAAAATCAGTGCGTATTCAAAGGACTACCCGTCCGACTTTTTTGATGTTGGTCGGAACGGCTACATCAATCCCGAATATTTTGACCGAATTCAGGATGAGCCGACGCGCAACTTATTTCGGCGCGCGCTTTGCCCGGCCGAAGACCGCATAAGCGCCGCCGAGTTTTTAACTGTTGCCGTCGCCAATGGGATTCACACTTGAATCGGTTGCATTGTTGCCATTGGCCGCAACAGCAACAGCAGCAGCAACAGCAGCAGCAGCAGTAGGCGCATTGGCCGTTATTTTTTTTTCAATGGTGTCGCGCTTCACGTTTTGTTGCTGCAGCAACCACATGCCCAGCTGGTTCAATATGCTGACCGTGTTCATGTAGGTGCGATACTTGAAACAGCAGATGGTGGTTGACGCGTCATTCGGAAACCGCATGCTGCACCACCAAAACGCGGGGAGGTAAATGATTTGTCCTGCGCGCAGTTCCACGTCCATCGTCTTAATTTTGTCAAAATCGGCGCGGTACTCGCTTTGTATTTGCCACGGATTCACGGGCGACCGAAACTCAAAATTGTCGTAGTCGGCCACGGGGCACAGGTACTTGCTGGCGTGGGGGGGAATCAGCCGCAGCTTAACGCTGCCATGCGTCACTAAATAATAGTTGCGATAATTCAGCTCGTACCGCAACGGCGTCGTGGTTCCGGGAGACGCGCACATGACGTCATACATGCATTTGGACACCATCGGCGGGCGCAAAAACGCGTCGTTGTATTTGAACGTTTTGATGAGCCCCGTCTCTTCCAGGAAGTCGCCATTGTTCTCGCTGATGTAGCGCGATTCCTTGTCGCCGCGGAACGACTCGGCAACGGCGTGCAGCGTGAGTGGCACGTACAATTCGGTTGCGTCGGCTTCATCCGCCGCGTCTTTCACGTTGCGAAGACGCACGTCAAATGCGCCGTATGCGGCGCGGATTGCATTCAGCGTGCACGATTCCATCAGCCGATCGTTCGCGTAATCAAACAGCACGGGCTGCCGCAAATCGCACACCTCTTCCAATTTGTCTTTGGACGGTTGGTCTATTTCGTACACCTCCAAGTCGTTGCTGGTTTTCATGTGAAAATAAATGTGCAAATACAGGAACAACACCACGCAAAATATAAGCACGGCAAACACTGACTGCATTTTAATATAGGAACCAGGGTTATATGCAATACACTAACGAATTATGTGATGTATTTTTTATATGAGTATTTATGCTTATTTATATGCTACCATAATTTTCATATAAATATTACGAGGGGGTCGCGTGCAATTGATTGATCATACATCCATTACGTCCAGCTGAATGTTATTATTCTCATCTGCACGAGCGGATCCAGCATCCTCAACAACCGCATCCCCAACAACCGCAGCCCCAACAACCGCAGCCCCAACAACCGCAGCCCCAACAACCGCAACCCCCGTTTCATCCTCATCGCGTTCATCTTCTGCAACTGCAGGCGCGGGCGCGGCATTAAGCGCAGCTGTAGCGGGAATAAGCGCAGCTGTAGCGGGAATAAGCGCAGCTGTAGCGGGAATAAGCGCAGCTGTAGCGGCAGGAACTAAACTTTGGCTAATCAATTTCAGTAACATGATGTTCATTTCATTGATGGTCTTTTGTTGAGCGTGAAGCAATTCGCGCAATTCCCGGGTTTCCGATTGAACGGTGTCAATTTGTTCAATGACTTCGGATAAGTTGGAATTAGTCATGATGTTGTCCACAATGCCAGACACAAAATCGTTGTCAGACATGAGCGCGGGCTTAATTTGGTCTAAATCTAATTCTGAAGATTCATGCAATCCGGACAATCCATCCAATCCAGACTCAGAAAACGCGCCGGATTCAATACAATTCAACCGGTTCTTTATGTCATCAATGCTTTGACTCTGTTGAAACAGCATGGTGTCCATTTGTTTCATTAGGTAAATAGGTGGCGCAGGCCATGCCAACTCTCCCTTTTTTACTTGCTGCGGTTGATGCTGCGGTTGATGCTGCGGTTGATGCTGCGGTTGCTGTGTGCGTGATTGCATTGTTCGGGATTGCTGCGCCTGCTGATGCTGTTGCGCCTGCTGATGCTGCTGCTGTTGCTGCTGCTGTTGCGCCTGCTGATGCTGCTGCTGCTGCTGCTGCTGCTGCTGATGCTGTTGTGCGCGTTGCTGCTGTTGCAACATGAATTGTTGTCGTTGAGCGGGCGTCAAATTTGCTAAAGACGGAGCTGTTGCGGGTCGTTGCATCTGCGGCTGTTGCGGAAGTGTCATGTTGGGTTGCACTTGATTGGCACGACGTTTCTTCGCTGCAGATATGGAAGCAGCACTACTCATTTATTTAATAATTAATTGTTCAATTATAATTGCACATGACACTATTATTTTATATTATTTGCGCACTAATACAATAAAAATAAAAATTGAAATCAATTAAACATTGCATGCAATCTAACCAAAGCAAGGCAACTCAGCAAGTCAAATCATTGCAATACAATTATGGACACACAATCTGACACACAATCGGACACACAATCACATTCCTTCCGTTTATTTGATTTTCAAGTGCGCGATGAAGCGCCAGGCGCGCAAGGCGGCAGCGGCAGCAGCAGCAGCAGCAACGGGAATGGATACACTAAAAAATTCAACAAGGACAAAAAACAATTCACAATTCAGATGTTTGGCATCAACGAGCAGGGCAACACGTGCTGCATCATTGTGCGCGATTATGAACCATTCTTTTACGCGAAGGTTCCCGAAACGTGGGGGTTTGACGCCAAGGCGCGCTTCATCGCCGACCTGAAAAAGGCGGTCGGAAAATTCAACGAGGATTCCATTTTGACGGACGAGTGCAAGCTCATTCGCCGCAAAACGCTCTACGGGTTTGACGGCGGCAAGGACCACAAGTTCCTGATGCTGAAATTCAAAAACATGGCCACCATGAACCGCGCGAAGAACCAGTGGTATGTTCGCAAAGGCGATGAAATGCGCCTGAATTCCCACGGATACAACGACACCCAAATTTACGAGGCCAACATCCCGCCCCTGCTGCGCTACTTCCACATCAAGGACATCAGTCCGTCGGGCTGGGTCAAGGTCAAGGGCGCACCCATTGAACCACAAACCCAAAAGCAGACCACGTGCCATCATGAATACCACGTCGGGCACAAGTGCGTCGTTCCGCAACCCGAAAAGGAAACCCTCGTTCCCTACAAAATCATGAGTTTTGATATTGAGGCCAGCAGCAGCCACGGCGATTTTCCCGTCCCCATCAAAACCTACAAAAAGCTCGCCGCCAACATTGTGGACGCGTGCTTGAAAGAGCCCGCCGCCGCAACCAAATCCGAAGTACAGCGCATGATTCGCACGGCATTCCACGACACCAAATCCCGGTCCGCCCCTGCGTTCACGCTGCACGACGACATTGAACGCATTTACACCAAAACTGCGCCCAGTCCGCAGCAGATTGATGCCATGTTTGATCGCATGTGGTCCACGCCCATTCAAACGCTGGTGCAGGAAGCCGACCCGGAAGCATTGATTGTGAACACAATTGAACGCATGTTTGAAAAACAACGAGCAGAAGCAGACGCAGAGTTTGCCGCCGACAATGATGAGGATGGCGACGATGCAGCAGACGATGCAGCAGACGACAAAAGCGTCTTCACCACAGCAACGGCATGGGCCCCAAAACCAACTCCAAATGCAAGCGCATCATCCTCGGCAGCATCATCAACTGATGCATCCATAGCAGACATGCTGCGTTCCCCCGGGTTGGACCGCGAAACCAAAATCAACCACATGAACGACGCGCTGCTGGTCGTGTTTCCGGCTGTGGAGGGCGACAAGGTCACGTTCATCGGCTCCACCTTCCTGCGATACGGCGAAGACCGCCCTTACTTGAACCACTGCCTTGCACTGGGCAGCTGCGACCCGGTGCCTGGCGCCGAAATTGTCAGCTGCAAGACCGAGCGCGCACTGCTGCAAGCTTGGACCGCCCTTGTCCAGCGCGAAGACCCCGACATCATCATCGGCTACAACATCTTCGGGTTTGACTACAACTTCATGTTTCGCCGGGCCCTGGAAAACCACGTGGAAGACGATTTCCTGAAGCTGTCGCGCAATGCCGACGAGTTTTGCGGCAAGCGCGATTTCAAAACGGGCCGTGTGGAAATTGAAGAAACCAGCATCGCCCTCGCCAGCGGCCAGTACGACCTGCACTACATTGCCATGCCCGGCCGCCTGCAAATTGACATGTACAACTACTTCCGCCGCGACTACA